CGAACTATTGAAGAACAACGCGCATTGGTAGCCAAGGGCGCAAGTCAAACCATGAAGTCAAAGCACTTGGATGGTATTGCTGTAGACCTTATGGCGTATGTCGATGGTGGGCGTTGGGAGTTGAATTTGTATGATGAGATCGCAGATGCAATGGCAGAGGGCGCTCGTGTTGTAGATGTTCCTATTCGTTGGGGTGCAGCTTGGAGTGTGCAAAATATTGCGCAATGGGATGGTAACATGGAATCTGCAATGAATGATTACATCGATACACGCAGATCCCAAGGTCGTCGTCCGTTTATAGACGCTCCTCACTTTGAGTTGATGGTCTAAGTTTAGGCCGTATTGACGCTGAGATTCTACCAGTGTCAGTGCAGTAAAGATCAGCGGGTAGCACGTTAGATATTTCTTCGGCTGCCCGAACTAACTGGTAACATTTATCTGCACTGTTAGTTAGAATTTGGCTAGTCATTTCGTAGCCATTTAGCATGTAAACAATACTAAAAATGTAATAAGTTGCCATTGTCTTTGCCTCTTGTTTTGATAGATTGTCGCAGTGGGCAGTGGCGTCCAAGCCAGCAGCTATAGTCCGACCATTTACATAGCACTGCCCACACGAATCACGTTAGATTATAATGCTTACGCCAGTATCTAATACTTGATTCACTGACTCCGAGTTCTTGAGCTATGTCTACTGTGCGAAAGCCTTCTCGAATCATTTCCCTAATTAGCTCTAGTCTTTTAGGATCCCGAGTACCTTTTCTTTTCTTTGGAATATACTTTTCATCTTTTCTTTTTTCGGGGATTCTTCCCCATGTTTTATTATGCCTAGCACGTTCTTGGGCGGCTAATTCAATCCATGCTGTAGCTATACTCATACTGGCGTTCCCTCTATCTCTATATTTTTTTCTTCTGCATCGATGATGTGTTGAGCAAGCGCTCGTATTTCATCGACTTCATTTTTTGTTTGGTTTGGGTTTGCTTTGTGCGCAGCACACAACCGAACAATTCGTTTAAGATACTGCAACCTTTGGTTCTTTGTCACTCTTTTTTCCCTGCTCAATAACAGGCCAGTAAACCTCATTGCGCCTAATAAAATTATTAAGTGCGCTTAATTTCATGCCGAGAATTTTTGATGCCTGTGTTTGTGTGTAACGTGATTGAGCCAGTGACTCCACTAGCTCAACACGTTCGCGCATATGACGCGCTTTCATTTCATCCCATGTTTCCATTAGAACGGGATCTTATCATCCAATTTATTACTAGATCCTCCCTGTTGTTTCTCTGTGATCTGCATACTCATGTAGTTGCCACCATCTTTCTGACGCTTCCAAGCTGCAATGCGCATGTCTTTGTTGGTTGCGTAGTCTTCGATTGGGCCTGAGTAATCTGGTGCTGACTCATTGCCCTTCTTATCGTTGTCAAACAACACACCAACTTTTTGATAAACCTCGATGATGTTGTCACCACCTCGAGTTTGGTCTGCAACCATAACGACTTTGCGTTCATTGCCTTCAAGATTTACTTTGCCTTGAAGGATCATGCGTTGACTATCAAATGGTTTGAAAGCTGCGCCTGAGTTTGTGTTGTCATAATCTGCCATGCTTCTGGCTCCTTTGTTTAAGTTTCTTTATATTTTTCAGGATTTTTTTTGAGCAATTTATTTCTATTTGCCAAATCCTTCCTGTACTAAGATCAACAATTTCACTTATTTCTTGTTGAGTTTTTTTGTCTGCTCTTAGTTTAAAGATTAACCAGTTTCTTTTTATATGATCTGGCTGAAGGCTGTGATGTTGATGTACTCTCCTTTTGTCTTCTTCTATTGCCATGCGCATTGCATTTTGCCACATGTGATAGGGATAGTTATTAATGATATGCTTTGCATACCATTGTTTAGGGACGGACATTACCAATCGCCTTTAGGTTTTGGTGTATCATCAGTGTATTTGTTACCATCAAATTCACCGAGGAATACATCTGCATTAAAACCAAGATGTGACAGCGCTTTGGTTAGACCATCTGTCATTGCTTTCTTGGGTGCATCTTCATCTGTCTTTCCGTTGCGCATTAACGTCTTACAACCAAGCACCGGCCCAAACACATTAGATGGTTCTCTATGCCATACGCTGACACTCGCTATAATTACGCTGTCGTTAGGTGTAAGCACTTCAACACTGTGAGATACATGATAACCCCAACCCTCACCCACAGGCCCGAATACTTCGGTTGCTTTCATTATCTGAGAGTGAGCATCGATTGCTGTAAACCCACGGCCTACGTTTACTTTCTTTAAGAACTTAGCGTCCGACTTGGATACGCTGTCCCATACCTTCATGTTTGACATTATTTTGCCTCCTTCTGATTGCGAATGTAGATCCGTACAGATCCACGCTTGTCACGTCTGACTGATAGCTGATCGCAGAATATTTCACGCTCATTGTCAGCCATCATATCTTTGAGATCTTTCTTAGCGTTCTCAAATGTACGACTGTGTTCGTAGCCATTGATGTATGTAACCACACGATCCATAAACATATTGTCAGTGGATCCGTCACGTTTCACCATGTCATCGACAGGTATCTTGTTGATTGATGGTGCATCAGGCACATCAATACCAACAGGTTCAATGTGACTAACAACATACTTACAAAACTCATTAATCATATCCATCATGGCTGCGATGTAAGATGGATCTCTGTTTACTTTGCAGCATTCATACTTGCTGTTGCCAAAGATCACAGACAAATGCGCTGCATCTGCATCAGCTACATACATGTAAAACTGTAGCTGCGGCATGTATATCTCAAGCATCTTATCCATGTTGAAGAATGAATTGGTATGCTTGGCTTCAACGATCTGACCGTTCCACATAGCATCGATTGTACCGACTAGCGGAACTATTCTACCTGATGATATTTCAAACTCAGACTGATGATTGCTCAGTACACAATTGTTTTCTTTCTCAAACCAAGACAAGTTAAAGTCTTCAGTGTAAGAACCAAGTTGTACTGCGAGATTGGAGCTAAGATCATCTGGTTCTTTAACACCAGTTTTGATCTGCCAAAGCTCTAACCAATCACCATTCATTATCTTTACGGCATCGCTGCCGCCGATGAACCCTTTGCGTTCCATGTTTACCTCACTAGTTATCTACATTATGTTTACTGCATTCGTGCAGCAGGTGCAATATATTTTTGCAGGTCGTGATCTGTAATGTGACCGTCATTAATTAGTCGAGCGCGTGTTACTGATTCAGGATTCAAAATGTAATCTGGTATTGGTTCACCGTTCTTAATTCGCTTGACCATAATCGTGTCGCTTCGATCCATGCTGTATGTTGGTGCAGTTATCTTGGGTACATCGATTGCTTTGTTGTGTTCCTTCACTGCGTCTTTAGTTGACTGAATAAAGATCTTAATCGTCGGCCAAGTGCGCGCTCCATGTAAGGCGCGCACATGTCCGTCGATCTTGTCGAGTACCATAGAAAAGTCAGCATCTTCATACTGAGATGGAATGTTTTTGTTTACATCCTGAACAATCAGCACCATCTCTTTCTTCAGTGTCTCGTTATCAAGACCAGTGGGCGGGGTATACCTACGCAATACATCTTGCAGCCAACTCCCAACTCTGCGAGTACGATCTTCGTAATTCATTTCTTTGCCTCCAATAGATACTTGTCAAAATCTATAATGTCATTCAGTCGATCAGTGTTGGAGCGACCAGACACATCATCGATGTCATCATCCCACCGCTCACCATTTAGCCATGTTGTCGGGTGGGGAATGTATTGCTTCTCTTTGTACTCAACAGATTGAGCAAACTTAGAAGCAGCCTGAATGATTGTATCTGCATCAGCTTTCTTCAATGCTCTAGCAAATGCCAAACGAGCATGGCCTTTAGCAATCTTGCGTGGGTAGATCTGCCAGAACTCATCGAAGGTAGGTGTCTCACTGACACCCCAAGTAGTATTAGATATATTTAACTTAGTTACATTATTATTATCTTGGTGTGTCACACTGACACCCTCCTCTTTTAGACAGTTGAATTGATAGATCGTAGAAACACCAGTGCGACCTGCGATCTTGGTTAAGTAACCGTGCTTGACACAGTAATTGACAGCACGAATGACTGAACTCTTACTGAGTCCAGACAATTCACACAGCCTTTGGATGGTTGGATAAGCTATACCGTATGAGTCCGTATGATCCGCTATGAGTAGCATAATCAACTTTGCATGACTGTTTGGTACTTGCCATTGTACTACCTCTCGTAGTAGTATCTCAGCATATAGCACGGCCCATGTACTCCTTGTTATATATTGCCTCACTGGATGCCCCGCCTACTCTCCCTTGGCGGGGCTTTTTTATTTCATTTGCTCGATCATCTCTTTGAATAGTGCCTCCGATAATATCACACAGACTTTATCCTGACCAGTTTTTCTTTTGAACAAAGCCATGTCTCTACCTTCTAAGACTTTGAAAGCATTGGGGAAACTAGATGTTGTACGATACTTTACTTCGACTACCACATTTCGTCCGACCAATGAGGGGAGGTGGATGTCTCCTGAGTATTCTCCTCCGAGGGATCCTGAGAGTG